CATGTGGAGGATGATGGCTTGTGGCAAGATGTCAAGAATGGAGTGTTCAAAGGATGGTCACTAGAGGGGTACTTCCTAGAGAATGAGGAGAAGATGATGGATGAATATCAGGTGGAGAAGATACTAGATCAGATGATTGAGGACCTAAACATCTTAGAGCATCCATGAGAGAGATCATGAAAAAGCTCATCAGTGCCTCAGATGATATGAGTAGCAAGAGGTTTGCTGCTTTAGTCTGCACAGCTGCTGTCATAGTGCTTGCATTTATTGCAACAGCTGCTGATGAGGACAAAATATGTCCTAAATTTATGTTCAGTTCATTGTGCTTAATAGCTGGAGATGGACTAGGTCTATCAGTCATTGAGAAGATCTTTGAAAAAAGAGGTAAGTAAAATATACTATTAACTAATAACAGAAAATATGGAAGTAAAAAACCGCATTTATGAGATCATGGCTAAAGCTCAAGAGAAGCTAGCAGCTCATGGTATCAAGCTATCAGTAGATGAGTCTGCTGAGGTAACTAAAGAAGAGACTGCTGAGGCTTTAAAATTCATGCAAGAGGTAGCACTAGAAGATGGGACAATCATTTTTACACCGGCTGAAAGCTGGGATTTGGGTGTTGAGATATACACTAAGGATGCTGATGGTAATCCTGTGGCTCTTGCTGATGGTGAGTATAATGTGGCTGATGGCTCTCTTATCTCAGTGGTTGAGGGAAAAGTATCAGCTATTGTACCAGCGGAGGTTGAGACTCCCGAGGAGGAAGTAGTAGCTGAGGCTCAAGCAGAGGCAGAAGTACTTACTAAGCAGTATGTAGATGATGCAGTGAGTGCTTTAGTAGAGCAGTTCAATAGCTTAAAAGCTGAATTTGAAAAGATGCTATCATCCAAAGAGATTGAGATGGCTGAAGTAAGCAAAGAATTAGACACAGTGAAAGCTGCTTATTCTGCATTGTCTTCTCAAGCTGCTGCTGTATCTGTTAAGCAGACTGCAATTAAGAAAGAGGTAAAACCAATGACCTCTTACAACAGTGCAGCTGATAGAATTAAGGCAATAATCGCAAATAAATAATTTAATAAATAGAAATAATGGCAAGTACATTAACAATCTCATCAAGCAGTTATGCTGGGGAATTAGCTTTACCCTACATTCATGCTGCTCTTTTGACTGGAGACACCATTGCAAACCGCTATGTGACAGTCAAAGAAAATGTAAAATTTAAAGCTGTATTAAAGAAGTTATCTTCTGCTAACTTAGTTCAAGCTGCCGGTTGTGATTTCAGCACTGGATCATCTGCTTTGACTTTAGCTGAGGCTACTTTACAAGTAACTGACTTGATGACTAACATCCAAGTATGCAAGGATCAATTTGCTCAAGACTGGGAAGCAATGCAAACTGGTAGAGGTTTCATCAATGATGTTATCCCAGCTAACTTTGCTGACTTCTTATTGACTTACTTAGCTGCTAAGATCTCTGAGCAAATCGAGTTCAACTTGTGGGTAGGTAATTTTTCGGGATCAGTAGGTGGAGCTAGTGGATACACTTCATTCAATGGTTTGTTAAAGCAAATCTCTGATGCTAAGTCTGGTACTCCTGACTACAACATCGCTGCTGCTTTGACTGCTGGTAACATCATGACTGCTATTGATGCTACTGTAGCTGTTATCCCAGCATCTATCATGGGATCACCTAACACTAAGTGCTACATGAGCCGCAAGACTTTCCAATTGTACTTACAAGCTTGTATGGCTGCTGGTACTGGTGGACCTTTGCAACCAGCTGACAATGCTATCTCTAAGCAAGTTTATGGATATGAGATCTATGTATGTCCTGGATTTAGCAATGACTGCTTATTGTTTGCTCAACCTGACAACTTGTTTGTAGGTACTGACTTAGTATCTGATCAAAATGAGGTTAAGGTAGTAGACATGAGCTTGACTGATGCTAGCGACAATGTAAGAATGGCTATGAGATATCGCTTTGGTACTCAAGTAGGTTTCGCGGGAGATGTAGCTGTAGCTTTCTAAGATTAATCTTTCTAACATAAAAAGGGGCGGGGTATATTAGCTCCGCCTTTTTTATAGAATATAAATAATAAAAACTTAAAAATATGGCATGTCTATCAACAGCTGGTTTCATAGTAGACTGTAAGAAAACAATAGGTGGTATTAAGTCCTTTTGGATAGGACCTTATGCAACTATTGCTAATGCAGCTACTATTGATCCTACAACAGCACAAATCACTGCTCTTCCCTCTGCAACATGGGAGACCTACAACATGAAACAGCACACCGGCAACTTTGTTGAGGCTGCAACTGTATCAAAAGAAAATAATACTATTTTCTACACACAAACCTTGACTGCTCAGTTCACTCTATTGAGTGCCGCTCGCAGACTTCAACTTGACACTTTCTCAAGAGGTCGCCATGTAATCATTGTACAAGACAATAATGATAACTACTGGCTAATGGGATACAAGGATGGAGCTGAGGTAGCTACTGAGTCTACTGAGACTGGTACTGCTAAAGGTGACTTCAATGGATACAAAATTACTTTTACTGCAGAAGAGGCTAACAAAGCTTACCGCTTAGCTGACTCTATCACTGGTGATTTTGATGGTACTATTGATGCACCAACTCTGTAAATTTTAACTATATTTGTGCATGATATTTGTACAATGTCTGACACCTGATCAAACTGTGTACCTTGCTTGTAAGCAGGGTACACATTTTATACAACCAGGACAGCACTCATATCTCATGAAGTTAGTACATGAAGTAACTGGTAAGGAGCATGTAGTGATCCCTATCAAGCTTTATGAAAATGAGAGAGTGACATTTTTAAGATTTAGTACAGCATCCAATGATCCTGACTCAGCACAGATAGTACTGAGTGATCCTGGAAGATATGCCTACTATATCTATCAAAACTACAACTCAGTCAATTTAGATCCGGCTCTTTGTTTGGGTCTAATCACTCAAGGGTTTATGGAGGCTATACTTCCACAAACTTACTATGAGACTCCAACCTTTAACACACCATCAGACTACATATACAATGGATGATAAATTGACCAACATAGCTCTAGCCAAGTACATTAAAGTAGAGGAAGTAGAGAAAGAGACTAATAAGGGATGGGTAGAATGGGGAGAGGGTAACTCAATGCCTAACTACTTAATTGATTTATATCAATCATCTCCAGTACATGGGAGCTTAGTCAATAGTATTTCATTCATGATCGCTGGTAAGGGTTTCAAAACTGACAATCCTACTGGCCAAGTACAGATGGCAAAGCTTAAACTAGATGACATTTTAGGAGCATCTGCACTTGATTTAAAGCTACAAGGTGGAGTTTATTGGGAGTTAATCTATAGTATGGATCATACTAGAATAGTACAAGTAAATCACTTGCCCTATGAGAATGTGAGACTAGCTATATCAGATGAGGAGGATCATGTATGTGGGGTTTATTACAGCAGAGACTGGCAAGATATCAGAAAGCAAAGGAATAGACCCGAATATGTACCTCTTTTCAATCCAGAAGATCCATCACCTAGACAAGTACTATTCTTTCACTTGCATAGTGTAGGATCTTTGTACTATCCTCGCCCTGACTATATCAGTAGTAAGGACTGGATTGAGCTGACAAGACACATCAGTGAGTATCATGTAAACAATATACTCAATGGTTTCTTCCCATCCTTTCATATAAACTTTGGTAATGGTGAGCCATCACCCGAAGCTCAGAGAATAATCATGAAAGAGATAGAGAAAAGCTTATCCGGTACACAGAATGCTGGTAAGTTCCTTATCACTTTCACCAAGAGCAAAGAGGAGGCACCTGAAATACAACCTTTCCCAGTAACTGATGCTGATAAGCAGTATCAATACCTTTCAACAGAGGCAACTTCACAGATCATTGTAGCACATAGAGTAACATCACCTCTACTCATGGGAGTAAGGACTGATGGTAATGGTCTAGGATCTAACACAGATGAGATTAAAGCTGCTTTATATGTATTCACTAAGCAAGTGATTGAGCCTTTTCAAAGGATCATCACTAATGCTGTAGAAGATATACTTGCATTCAATCAAGTACCATCAAAGGTGACTATTGAAAAGAATGACATCATTGAAATGAAAGAGAATGCTACAATAGTACAGCAGTCTGAAAAAAAAAAGTTAATACTTGCGGAGGAGACCTCTTTTGCACCCACTAAAGAGATGGCAGCAGAGGCTGAGCTAGGTTTAAAGTGGAGAGAGGAGTACAAGAGAGGAGGTACAGAGGTAGGAGTAGCAAGAGCTAGGGACATCTCTAACATGAGAAATCTATCAATAGATACAGTCACTAGAATGAACAGCTACTTTTCAAGACATGAAGTAGACAAGCAAGCTGATGGATGGAATGATGGAGAGGATGGCTTTCCATCTGCTGGTAGAATAGCATGGCAGTTATGGGGTGGAGATCCAGGTAAAGAATGGGCAGCTAGAATAGTACAGAGAGTAAAGCAATCTCATCAAGAGTTCACAGATGAGCAAGGTAAAATTTTTATAGAAAGATTAAAAGAGAAAGCTGAGTACATCAATGATGAGTGGGAGCTACTAAGTGAGGAGGATGTCACTGATCCATTATCAGAGGAGGACTTTGTACTCCAGTGTCAGTCACTAGGTAGCTATGCTAATGGTGATGAGTCAGAGAGAAGTAAGTGGGGAGATAGTGGTCTTTATAAGTTAAGATATGCATACAGTCAAAACCTATCAGCTAACAGCAGAGACTTCTGTATAGAGATGGTAGCAATGTCAAAAGCTGGAGCAGTATTCAAATATGAGGATATTCAACAGATGAGTGATGCTGGAGTAAATGGTGAGTTCGCACCTGAGGGGCAGTCATCCTATGATATCTTTAGATGGAAAGGAGGAGCTTTCTGTCACCATTTTTGGAAGAGACAGATATACTTTAGAAAGCAAGAGAAAGGAAAGTTCCTACCTAACAAGGGACTAGAGAATGATAAGAGAGTAGGGAATGTACCTTATGTCAAGCCGAAAGGGTTTGAGTCAGTAGCACCTATAAACACACCCTCAAGAGGATCACTAAAATACAGTTAATACAATGGCAGTACAACCTGAAATACTTTTAATTGATGAGACTTTCATCAAAAAATACACACCCATCAATGATAGTGTAGATACTGCTATCATCAGACCTTGTATCTATCTTGCTCAAGATAAATTCTTAGTGAATTTTCTAGGTACAGATTTGACTAATAAGCTTAAAACTGATGCACAAGGTGGCACTTTGGTAGCTCCTTATGACACTTTACTAGATGACTATGTAAGAAAAATGCTAGTTTGGTGGACAATGATTGAGCTATATCCCCTACTTGTGTACAAGCATGACAATGGCAATATAGTTTCTCGCAATAGTGAGAATGCAAATAGTATCAGTGAGAGTGAATTACACAAGCTAATGGACTCAGCAAAGGACAATGCTAGATACTACACTCAAAGAATGCTAGACTACATCAGACAGAATGTATCTATCTTCCCTGAGTACAGCAGTAATACAGCACCGGATCAATATCCATACACCCAGCTCTATACACAGACTGGGATGATGTTCTCTAAAGGTTTAAAACAATCTCATATCAAATGGTCAATAGAAAACTTCCTACCAGTCAGCTAGACAAGCGGAAAGAATATGAACAAAAAATGAAATCATTTTACAATAAGATGATGTCAGATCTAAAAAAGAGAGAGAACAATGGTAAGTCATAATGATACACCTGGTACTATAGGTGCAGTGACATCTATCTGCATGGCTAGCATTACACAGCTTGAGGAAATAGCTGAGCTGACTAAGATAGCTGCTGGTATAGTCGGTATAGTAGCCGGTATATTTACAATAGTTTACTACTACAAAAAAATTCAAAAGTTAAATGATAACATTAAGTAACCTACAAAGCTTAAAGGATACCTTTGCAATCAAGGGTTATCAGTGGGAAAATTTCCATCTCATAGGGGTCAGAAGTAAAGACTATGTACCTAACACTTTCTGTGATAATATCTATTTAATTGATGGAGATAAGGCCTATTCATTCCATGCTACTACTAGACCAGGTAGACACTGGCTCTTAAACTTGCTCAATCCTAAAGGTACAGCAGTACTAAAGGAGGGTCAGTATAAGAATAGCTGGAGGCTAGGACTGCATCAAGGTAAGTATACAGCTCTAGTGCAAGCAGCTCCAGTCACAGTCTTTAGAGATGCTAATAAAGATGAGAAAGCTGATGCTGTTGGTGTAGTAGATACCGGTATATTTGGTATCAATATACACAGAGCAAATCAAAACATGATCAGTAAGATAGTAGATAAGTGGTCCGCTGGATGCCAAGTGATACAAGATCCTGCAGACTTCAATTTCTTAATAAAAAAATGTAGAGATAGTGGTAAAGGAGTATTCACTTACACTCTATTAAATGAAATCTAAAGCTAGAACACTTGCAGAGGAGTACTGCAGAAAGCATCAAGACATGCCTCATCTTACTCTTGCTAAGCTATTAAGGAAAGAGCATAGTCTATTATTTGATAGCATTGAAAAGACTAGGAGCATGATCAGACAGATCAGAGGTTTAGCAGGCGATAGAATGAGAAAAGGTACTACAGATCAAAGTTTATTTGTACCCAAATCTCCCTACTTCACACTTCCCAAATCTGCTATTGTCAAGAGGATGCCTATCAATATCAAGGGTGATAAGGTGCTACTCTTACAAGACATTCACTTTCCCTATCATGATGAGGAGTCTTTAGCTATTGCTCTCAACTATGGAATAGAGAAAGGCTGTGATACATTGTATCTCAATGGTGACATCATGGACTGCCACACTTTAAGTAGGTGGGAGAATGATCCTGAGGCTAGGTCATTTAGTCAAGAGCTAGAGACAGTGAGGTCATTCTTAAAAATGGTATCTCCACTATTTAAAAAGGTATACTATAAAGAGGGAAATCATGAGGAGAGATACTGGAGATACTTATCATCTCATGCACCTGAGCTAGTAGAGATAGAGGCATTCAATTTACAGAGTCTATTGTGGCTAGATCAGTATGGAGTAGAGTGGATAGATGGTAGGACCTTTGCTAAGTTCAATAGTCTCAATGTAGTACATGGTCATGAGTTTGGACAAAATGTATTTTCTCCAGTAAACATAGCAAGGGGTCTATATCTAAGAGCTAAGAGTCATGCTATCTGTGGACACTGGCATCAGACCTCAGAACACAATGAGAAAGACATCAATGGTAAGATCATTACTACATGGTCAGTGGGTTGCCTATGTGACTTATCCCCTCGCTATAGACCAGCAAATCAATGGGGTCATGGGTTTGCTATACTGCATAGAGATGGTAAAAACTTCCATGTAGAAAATAAGAAAATCTATGAACAAAAAGTATATTGATGCATACATCATGATCAGCTTTGCTCTGACTTTGCTCATCTGTTTATTGGTAGCTGGTCACAATATCAAAGAGCATAAGAGAATACAATGGGTCACTAAGACTGATACTGTAGTGCAGAAGATTGAGGGTAAGATTGACACCATTGTCAAGACTAGAATAAAAATTAAAAACATCTACCATGAGAAGATTGATACTGTATATCTGTATGATAGTATTGCCATTGACAGTGCATACTCAAAAGCAATACAAGATCTTAGGATCCTTGAAAGTAGAGGATACTTTAAGTATTGAGCGAAGACTTGTAGTGTTAGGAGTCACTAAGATGTACTATCTCCAGCAAGACAATGACTTACTAAAGTCAGAAAATCACAATCTTGTACTACTCAATAAGCATAATGTGCAATATATCGCACAATTAGAGGGTGATTTATCCGCTATAAAGGACATTAAAGAGGAGCAAGAGAGGAAGAAAAGAGGGTGGAGGACCGCTGCTCTAGTCAGTTCAGGACTATTTATAGTGACTTTGATAGCTGCTTTATGAACAATACCTACATAAAGATGGGTCTATACAAGCCTGGTATCTTTATCAATCCGGATGAGGATGGTGATTTGCTATCTGCTACTGTCTATATTGATGAGGAAAAGGTGCAGATATTGAATGAAGATGGTGAGTTTATAGCTCAATTCTTTTATGAGGAGCTAAGAGGTATGATGGCTATCATGGCAGCACATCAGGAAAAGCAATCTATAAGGATCTCTGCAATAGCTAAGAAAAATTAGACAGCTATACCTCCTACAAAGTATCTACCATCTCTTTTGTTTACCTCAAAATAAGCTCTCATCATTACACTATCTGCTATGTCAGGGGATAGTCCTCCACTCTTAGCAGCTATAGTCTCTTTATCTGTTACCATCAGCTTACCATCACTGCCTACATTTGCTCTCCTTACTAGCTCTAGCTCCTTGCTTATCTGATCCTTATACTTGCTATTAAAGGTAATTTCATTTTTATCTATGAGTTCTCCTAGTTTAAAGTAGCAGTCAGCCTTTAAGTTTTTATAGTTCGATCTAAAAGCCTTTGAGCCATTAACAAAACCAGTACACCTAAGATAGTCTACTGCACCTCCTCCTATCCCATCCTCATCACAGATGACATTGGATAGTTTTACTCCATACTCATCCATTAATCTTTTGATGATGTCTACTATCTCATTCACTCTCTTATGTAAATGGGTTTCCATCCTCTCTAAATGCAGACCATTCCATACTGATATAACAGTCCTATCTTTACCTAACCGAGCTATATCCGCTGTTATGTAGAAATCAGTCTGACTGTCTGACTTATCTCTAAAACATCTTAGCAGTTCAGCATAGGAGTATAGTCTATCATCACTACTATCAAAGTCCCAGTCACCCAGTAGAAGTCTCTTTCTATCTACTTCCGGTAAAGTGTTCAAGATATCCATGTATGAGTCAGGTAGCATGTAATTGTCTGCAGATAATGACTGGATAAAAGCTTTATCAGGACTCAATCTACCCTCTCTATGAGGGTGAAAAAACTCATTGTATAGATATCCCTTTGATGGGTTGCATGTCATTAGGAGCTTTGGTATTAAATTGTAGTCATTGAGCTTGTATCTTATCCTACTTAGTACAGTAGTGATAGCTTTATCATGTACTTCTGCTGCCTCATCTATAAATGCATCAGTAAGCTCTAGCCCTCCTAGATCCTGGTAGTGAGGGTCAGAGGGTTTATAGGCTAAGTCTGCAAGTACTATTTGACTATCATTGTAAAATGTGATAGTGTTGCTCTGCTGGTTATAGTTGTAGTGAGTTTGTGGCATGAGACCCATGAGTCTAGTAGTCTCAAAAAAACTAGCCATTGTAGTCTTTTTAAGAGTATCTAGTTTAGACCTACCTATGAGTGATCTTGTACCGGGATATTTTATCCTCCTCTGTATCTGCCATATACATCCCAACCTAGTCTTACCTCCTCCAGCTGCACCTCCATAAAGTATCATCTTTGAGGGGTGATTATTCCTCAAGTATACTAGAGCCTCTTTCTGTTTTGGTAGCAGTTCCATTACTTGAATAAGATAGCCTGAGTATCTGTCTTTTGATTGATAAGATCTACCTGGTCCTTATTGTTATCATAGTGAATGTCAATATCATTGTCATCCATCACTAGATACTTATCTTTGTGGCAAGTGAATATCACTCTAGTCAGGGGTATTTTTAGCTCCTTAGCTCTATCAATTAGGTCTAGGTTGTTACCATCTTTGCATCTAGCTGTGATGATCCATAACTCAGCACCCTTTGCTATCCATTCAAGAGCCTTATCTCTACCCTTTGCAGTGCTTAAAGTATCATCATAGTCAAATGAGACTACTACTGGATTGACTGCTAGTGATAATTGACTAGAGCAGATAGCATATCTCTGAGAGGGGTCAGTATATTCTGACTTCATTTTCTCATCTTCCATGCATCTAGTCATAAAGTCCTGAGCATGTTCTCCTTTTTTCTTTGTTGGTATTGGCATAATTAATTCATTAAATCTATTGTTAATCCTTTCTCTGTCAGCATCTCTCTGAGTACTTCTCTGAAGTCACAAAAAGCTTGTCGATAGTCATCACTCTTGTCATTGTCATACTTAATTACTTTTCTCAAGTAATCATCTAACTCCCATAAGGTCAGAGTAATCTCATCTATGTGGGTGATGAGCTTGTGTTTTGCTCTATCTTCGGGATCATTAAGGTCAAAAGTGATGGTGGCTTTCATATTATTTGCTTATTCCTGGTATTACTACATACTGCTTACCATCATCCCACTCTGATATGACTCTATCTGTCATTCTTTTTTGGAGATCATCTAAAGTTAGGAGTACTGGATCTTGATTTGCTAGACAGAATGCTATTCTTAAAACAGCCTCCTCATTACAAAATAAAGACTCAAAAGCTTTATAGGTATAAAAGTCATTCAACTTAAAGCTAGGAGTACCTTTGACATGGACATAGAATAGTCTCTGCTTTCCATCTTTCTTTCTATAAAGTACATAGTCAGGAAGTGATCTAAGTATAGGATTGACAAGCCAGTATCCATCTATGTTGTTATTGGTCTCATCAAAACCAAATCTCTGCACATTGTATCCTTTAGCCTTTGCCCACTTCTCAAATAGTTCCTCACCTGGTCTTATTTTTATCCTTTCATTGTATGGTAAATAATTCATATTGATTAATTTTTAAAGTTCTTTGATATGTTTTTTTACTTTTGTCCAGTACTTGATAGCTTGCTGTTCTCCAGTCTTATCTTCTACTGGAGCAGCTAGTATCTTATCCACTGCTAGTGCTACCATCTCTTTGACTTTATCTCTAGTCCATTCTAGTTTCATTTCTTTGACTACAGCAAGTGCATGCTTGAGCATGAATTTTGCTTGTGCTTTTGGGGATGCTAGGAGCTTGCTCATTTGTTGTATCTTTTATTCATTAAGTCTTGTGGATCATATTCTCTATAAACTTGACCCATTTCACAGCAAAGGTCAAAGTGGTCTCTCTCATCTAGGATGAGCTTTTCTATTAGCTCCTCAAGATCATGCAGTGCTTGTACATAGCCACTATTGTAAGTGTTCATTGATCTGTTAAGCTTAGCATCAATGATGATATCAATCTCATCCTTAAAGATTTGTGCCGGTGTTTTCATTGTTCAAAGATATATTATTTTTTTCAACTAACTGATATTCACCTCTGTTATCTAAAGGTATAAAGCCTGAGCCATTACCATGTACTACTTTCATGAAGTCTACTTCTACCTTTGCAGAGTTCACTATCACTTGTGCGACATCTGATATAGTCTGAGCTTTCTCCAGCTCTATATCTCCATCCTTTAACATCTCAATGACCTCAAAGAGATGGTTTCTGAGATCCTCAATTTTGTTCCTTGCCATAATTCCTAATTGTTTTTTTTAACTTTGATATTGATTTAATTGCTTTTACTATCTCTGTGGGATACCGGTGGATAGTATTCCTTAACATCGCCTCTTCAAATGTAACTAAAAGTAAGTTATCTATAGACACATTAAGCTTATCCGGTGTCTTGAAAATGACCTTGTGTCTAGCTGGTATTGGTCCATTGACTTTCTCCCATTCAAGATGATGTACTGGTTTCCACTTGCTAGGGTCCGCTATCTTCCTCTCCAGGTATCCATCCTTTGTCACTCTTTCACTTCCTACTGGTCTATAGTTATGAGGTTTGTTTCCTTTCTTAAACTCAGTTCTCTCACTTACTCTCATGTGTTTACCCTTATTCCATGCAGTCTGACCTTTCTCAAATCTATGCATCCTACCACTTTCCTCTAAACTCTTAAAGGTAGCTGCTAACATTCTAGCAGTATGGGTGGGTGACTTATGCAAGTTATGTCTAGTAGCTATATTGTAGATCACAGATATCTTTAGACTATACTTAGCAGCTATATCTTTAGTGTAGTAGTGTGGATAGTCTTGACAAATTTTGTCAATTAACTCTTGACTGTACTTTCTCATAGATCAGCTTTTATATTGTCAATGATTTGACTATAGATACTATCTGTACTGATGATGTGCTTGTATACCTCGCACTTGACTTGATTGATTTGCTCAGTCCTTATCAGTCCTTTCCATTCCTCACTGCTGTACTTTGCCCTATCCCAGTCACCCATAATCTGATACATGCTGCTTTTTACTTTAAGCTTGACATCACTCAGCCACTTATCATCTAGATACTCATCTTTAAAATATCCTCTCTTGATTAAGCTATTCATGATCATTGGACCAGTGTATCTCAACTTCCTTGTGTAGTCAGCATCTTTCCTATCACTCTCTAGAATATCAAATAAAGCTACTACATTGACCCTCTCTGACATTGGTAGCTCCTTTCTTACCTCTTTCTTTTTGATCTGTAGGTGCATCTTCCTATTGTACTCTATGTACTTGCTCAATACATCACTAACATACTGCACTGAGAACATATTGAAGTGTTCTATCCTGGTCCACTCAGTACCTAGTGCATTGAGATCAAAGGCTAGCTGGAGATCTCCTACAGTCAATGTGCTATACTTGCTCATGATAAGGTTTGATAAGATAGTAAACTCTTCCTGAGATGGTAGCTGCTTGATACCGGATATAGTTAAAGGTTTCACCATGCTTATCTTGAAGTCTTGAGGACTCATAGCTGATAGACTTACTGTATTCACAGCTGCTAAGATGTCAAGCTCACTTTGAGTCAATCCACTCTTGTAGGTCTTGCCTATTAATTCTGCCGATTTTATCATGATTATCTTTGATTGATTGTGATTGTGGTGCTAATTTACTTACTATTTTCTTTGCCTCCTTCCATCTTTGAATACAAATATCAGGATTGAGACCCATCCACTGACATGAGATAGCATTGAGTATCACATCTGCCGCTATATTCTCATCATTACTGCAAGCTTTCATGAGCTGATTGTAGGCAATTAGTTCAGTTCTAGGGGTCTTGTAGGGTTTATTAGTCTTTTTGTACTCCATCCACTCATCCCATACACCTCCTAAAAGTCCTATTAATTTCTCATTTTTAGGAATTTCTATTACCTCCTTAACCTTTTTGACTTTGTTCAGATCATGTACTAAGACATGGTCCTCCTGGTAGGTGATGAGATTAGCTTTCTCAAGAGCAGTCAATGCTACATCTAGAGCCAGTGCCTCTTGCTGTACCTTTGCCTCTCGCATTGATACTTGTAGGGGAATAAATACAGATGCTATGTGTACTGCTATATTCTCAGCATAGATCTCATGAAGCTTATGCTCTTGACATAGGTAATAGAGTTTGAAGTATACACCCACATGATGTGAGTGCATACCTCTTAGTGCATTAATTGTACTTGGTTTCATCTTATTACTTTGATGTTTGTCAAGATATACAAATGTTCTGAGATACCCAAACCATTTTCTTCACAAAGTATCAA